TCACGAAGTCGATGGCATCGAGGGTTTCGTTCACGCGGTCGTTGGACCAGTTCTTGCCGTGAACGGCTTTGAGAAATTCGTTGATGATGGGGAGATCAGCTTCGTCGCGCTTGGTCTTGATGGCGTAGGCCTCCGGCGTGTCGGGAACGCCGTTGTCCTTCCGCCATGCGGCCAACTGTTCCGGAGTCGCATTTTCCGGAAGCGCCGACTTGACCTCGCCGGACGATTGCTTCTGCTCAAGGGCAAAATACGAGCGTCCGATTTCGACCGGAGATGCGAACCGATCCAGCCGCTCTCGGAATTTGGCGTCGCCCGGCTTGACCTGCTGGGCCACCTTGTCCCGCCAGTCGGCCGGCCAGTCAGCCGGAGCAACCTGCTGCGTCTGCTGTGCGCCGGCATCCGCCGTGCCGCCCTTGCCGATGATGGACGGATCGGCTTGCGTGGTGGTGGTCTGTTGCTGACCTGCGGCGGGCTGCGTGGTCTGCGCGGTCGCGGTGGTGGCTGCAGTCGTGGCAGCCGCGTTGGTATCGGCTGTGGTTGCTGTGGTGGTTTCCTGATCCGTCATTGGTCCTTTTTCTCCACAATCGGAGCCTTGAGCATCTTCACGATCTGCTGGCCGACGAACATGCGACCGCAGGCGAATGCCGTTTCACGGTCGCCGTCTTCACCCGGCCGGAATGGCTGGTCATAGGTGGCCGCTGCCGTGTTCACGACCCACGCAAAGGCGATCTTCTGCTGGCCTTCGGACGCATTGCCGGCTTCCCACGCGCGGATCGCACGCTGCACATGCTCATCGTACAGGGGCGGCTCGTAGGCCCTGCCGATGCGCTTCTGCTTGGCCATCTACTTGCTGGGCTTGCCGAAAGCCGTGAACACCACAGCATCGCCATCGAGCGTGATGCGATGCTGGGTGATCGAACTCAGATCGGCCGCAAACTTGCCACTGACGATGAGTGGTAGTTTCTGCAGCCATTTGCCGTCCGGTGGCTTGCCTTGCGCCACGGCCGTCCAGTAATCGGCCTCATCGCCTAGCTGGTCACGCTTGAGGCTCAGCGTGGACAAGCCGATGACGGTCATGCGATGCCAGCCTCCTGCATCGCGGCCTGTCCCTGACTGACCTGCTGCGCCGCCTGTCCGGCCTGCGCCTTCATGGCGATGGCGGCCTGCGCCGCCTGCTGCGCCATGTTGGCCTGATCGACCTGCTGCTGCTGGGCGCGGAGCTTGTCGGCTTCCTCTTTCGGCACCGCCCAATCGGCCGATGCCCCGGTGCCGATCATGGCGTCGCGGAAGCCCTTGCGGACGTTGAAGTCGTAAACCAGCGTCTTATCCAGATCGACCGCGCTGCGCAGCAGGTTGCAGGTATCCATGAACGCTTGCGTCTTTGAGCGCTCGGTGGCCGATTGCAGCGGACTGTCGAAGGTCCAGCGGATGTCCTGCCCGCGCAGGATTTGCGGCATGCTGTCGAACGCGCCAAAGGCGTTCATCTGCAGGAGCGTGGTGAATGTTTCCTCGCACAGCGCGCCGTTGTATTCCACCTCCATCGGCTCGAACAACGGCAGCGCGCGGCGGATGTATTCCTCGACCCGGCCACGATACTCCGTGGCGGTCATGTCGCCTTCCGGATACGGAACGGTAATGCGGTCGAGATAGAGTGCCTTGGTGATGGCGTCGATCACCATCTTTTCGCGCTCGATGCCGAAGTTGAACCCCTTGGTGTCGATCGGCAGATAGGTCAGGGCATCGCCTAGCTTCTCGTCGTACTCCGCATCAATCCAGGTATGGCCGCCGGCATAGAGATTGATGCCGCCCTGAATGGCCTCGCTGCGACCCACGGACGGCGGATCGACGGCCTTCTCGCCCGCCTCCAGCAACGTTGCCGTGATCTGCTGCAGCAACCGCGCATCGCGATAGGCGATTACCGCGCCCGGTGAATGGGCGTATTGTGAGCCGGAAACGGTCGCCCAGCGCGGAATGATGTAGCGCTTCTGTGCGGACGGGACCTCCTCAAGGATCGTGTCGTTCTCGGTGTCCACGTAAATGGACACATAGGGCAGCTTGCGCTTGTTCTTGCCGGTCCCGAGATCGTAATCGTCGCTCGGCATGATGATGTGCCGGCACTTGATGGTCTTGTACGGCTCCTTGTCGTTCAGGTTCTTGACGTTCGACGGAACCGTTTTCGGGAACAGCCTCACAAGCTGGTTGACTTCCGCCGACCAGTTGCGATGGATGACGTTGATCCGCAGCTCTTCATCCTCGCACCACGCCACGTCGCGGAGATGCCAGTTGCGGTACAGCAGCCCGGACATGTCCCGGTTGGGACCTTCCTCGATCACGCATTGACCGAAGGCCGAGAAATCGTTGTCGCCCTGCTTGGTGGCGCGCACGAGACCAGCGCGCGGCTCGTACATGATCCGGTACATCGTATTGGACAGCCAGTCGAGGAACTGGCGGGCCGATGTATCCTCGTTGACCTTTTCGTTCAGGGTGCGGGCGCGCATCCACACCGTTTCACGACGCCGCAGCATCGACGAAATCGAGTCCGCCAGATCGCGCCGCGCCATGATGGGCGCACCCGTCATCAGGTCGGGACCGAGCTCACTCTGCGGCAGCGACTTGGTGAAGTCCGCCCGCTCCGGGTAAAGCTGCTCGGCAATCGCCTGCCACAGGTTCATGACATGCGAGCGCTTGGAGAACAGCTTGTCGCCAATCTCCACAAGCTCGCGCGTTCTTGCCTTCATGTCAGAGCGTCTTGCTGTCGTAGGTGTCCGAAGACGCAGCCGTGTCCGACGTGGTGGTCTTGCGCTTCTTTTTCGTGGTCAGGATGGTGGAGGACCGGCCGGCGTTGTCGAGCAGGCTGTCAGCCGCAGCCTTGCCCGCGCTCAGAACCGAGGATGATGCCGTGCTGGGTGCCGCCGTGGTAGCCGCCACAGTCGGCGTGCTGGACAGGATCGACGGAATGGCCGGCAACGTCGGCGCGGCCGGCGCCGGCAATTCGGTCGTATCGCCCAGCCCAATGCTGGAGAGGAAACTGCTGAACCAGCTCATGCGCGTGGCCTGTGTTGTTTCAGATGCGAATAGCCGAGGGTGATCTTGGGCGTTGAGCCGTTACGCCGGTCCTTGCGGCGCACCGCCGCGTTGCCTTCCGACAGACACATCACGACGGCATCGCCCTTGCCGGGAGAGCGGCCGAGACGCTTGCGCAAGTCATCCTTGCTTTCGATCTGGTAGACGCCACGCACCTCAAGGGCGCGCGGCTCGTAGCAGACCGCAGCCAGATCGGCTCGCAACTCGGGATCGGGCGGCAATGCAATGCAGGACCCGCCTTCCTGATCGGGGTCCAGTTCCTCACGCATCTTCCACCAGGCTTCGGCCCGGCGGTTGGCGAACGGGATGTTGCTGCCCTTGGTGCGCTTGCGCGACGCATCCGCGCCATTGAACCGGATGTGATCGACGCCGTTATCCTTCAGCCGCAGCACGATCTTGTCGCCGTAGCCGCCGCCCACATCGACGATCACGGGCGCATTGTCGCGCCGGGTCGCCATGATGTGGCCGAATGCCCGTGCAGGCTCTGCCGTGCTCTCGCCCTTCTCGGTATTGAGCGGGGCGAACCATCCGCCGTGACGGGTCGCAATCTCCTGCGCATCGCTGCCGCCGCCGGCCGGATCGACCGCGATGGCCGTCATCGCGAAATCCTTGAACCCGTCCGGCTTCCACCTCTGCTGTGCCGCCTCGATCCATGCGGTCGGGATCAGTTGATAATCCGCGTCCTTGAACGTGGACCGGAACCCGCCCATGAGTTGGGAGCGGTACGGCTCAGGCAAAGCATCCAACTGGCGCTGGTAATCGGTCTCCGCGTAGTACGGATTGTCCTTGACCGATGCCGGGATGTAGGTCCGCGACATCGGCCGCACGGCCTTGCCGTTGATCGTGCGGGTGTCTTCGGGTCCATCGACCCATTCGTCATTGCCGTCCGCGTCGGTCACCACCCAGCGCAGTTCACCGGGCTTGGCCGGGTTGGGGTGGTTCGGATCGAGCCAGGGGGCAAACATCTTGTTCACCCACAAGCCTTCCGACGTGAGCGGCGGGTTGGTTGCCAGAATGGTCCGGCAGCGCTGGCCAGCCACCTCCGTGCGCACCCAGCCCATCAGGAAGCGGATTTGCGATTCCGCAAAATGCGTGGCCTCGTCAATGCCGAGCAGGTCACGACCCTGCCCCATCGTGCCCTGCTCGTCCCCGACGTGCTGGGCCGCCCGGAAGTTGATGACCTGTTCATCCGAGATACGCAGACGCGGCGGGGGTGAGCCGTTGAAGCCGTCCCGGCTGCCGTGGATTTTCAGTGCGTCCTCGATCAGCCGATCGAGATCGCCATACTGTCGGCGCATGATGAGCGAGCGACGATGGCAGTTGAACGCCAGCCCGAGCAGGAGTTGTGATTTACCGCCACCCGGTTCACCGCCGTACAGCAGCACATCGGCCGGCGA